GGTTTATGTAGGGAATCTAGTTTACTCCTCACCACCGTCATCACCGCCAGAACCACTAGTGGTCTTAGAGATGGATCCAAATCCGGTAAGTGTAATCGAGTAAGTGGCATTTTCACCATTGTTAGAGTTAGCAACAAGTGAAGTAATAAGTGCCTTACCCTCGTAATAAGCATCACGAGATGTCCAATAAGGAAGAACGGTATTACCATCAGCCACGTTCTTAGTCAGGTCAACCTGTTCAACTTTCAAACCAAAGCGAACACTGATAGGATTACCATTAACCAAGGCAGTAAACATCTTATCATATTCCGAGTCTGTATAAAGGTTTTCAGAGGTAATTTCCCAAGTGTAACGAGAAACTTCCTGTGCACCCCAAATACCATGGTCCTTACTTGAAATATCCGTTGTTTCAGCAGTCAGCGTGAAAACATGATTAGTTGCGTAAGCATAGCTGTGACCGTCACCATCGAACAGCATGAGGTCACGTCCTTTGATAATTTTAGGAGCAGCCATTAGTTTATATAATTTAAGTTAAATACGATCTGTAACTTCTGGACAAATGCATTTCCAGAATAATCTTCTGTAGCCATATTGAGTCTAGCATCAGATATAGCAAAATCTCCATATTCTTGATCTCTTTGTTCAATCAGAGCTCTTACTATATTTGCTAGTTCAATACTTTTGGCATAAGTATCAGAAACAATAGTAAATTCCATTGTCACCTGATCCTCATGGTAGGTATCTTTATTATTAAGACTGACAAGGTTTAATCTCTTGTAAATGATGAATGGAAACTTAGCATCATTGTCAGCAACTAAGGGATAAACTTTACAATCAATCTTACTAGAATTCCTGAGCAAAGAATATACAAATTTCCCTGGTATTCCTAGTGTATCTAGTTCATTCAAGGTTGGTATAACTACAGGAATTTCTTCAACTTCATTATCATCCCAATCACTCATTGACAAGTTCAGCTTTAATAGTTAAGTTCATCATTTCTTTAGAGGGTTCAATATCTATGATCCTGTAAGTAAGAGAATTCCAGATAATACGATCAAACACTGTAACAGGAACATAATATCTAACCTGGAAAGTCTTGGTAGAGGTATAAAATATCTCAGAATTAGTTTGTGACCTACTACCATAATCATGTACTAGACGGGCTCTTGTAGTATATTTCTCTACCCATTCTTGCTCTTCTTCTCCATAATCATTGGTAGTGAGAGCAGATTCAATTATAGTAATAGGTTCATTGAGTAGACCGGCTAGCATGATATTAAATATTAGCGTTGTTATAATCCCTATACATTCTAAGTATCCATGTAAGAGAACATGGCTTTTCTGTAACAGAAGTGTAGGATAGGGATTCTCTAGACTCATACATATTACCAATCAAGTAGAGCATTGCATGGATCAGAGGTTGAGGGAGTTTATCTGATTCATCCTTTAGCTCTTCTAGTGGTTGGTCTATATCTTTTTGTACTAGTTCTATAGCCACGCCTTCTAGATACTCAATATAGGTATCATCCTCTGTAAATTGAGGATCTAGGTTCAAGTGTTTCTTTATTGTAGGGAGATCTATAAGCATGGTTATTTATCTTTTATTGTTAATAAAGTAGAAGGGGAGATTTAGGAATAGCCGGGGTCTCCCCTTCATTATTACTGATTATGACAGTTGAGTGTGTGTGTCATTGTTTAGGCAGTCTTAGTGGTACCGAAAGCAAATGCCTCATCACGAACAACAGCAGCGTCCATGTAAGCATTTACAACGATAGTCACCTGACCATTACCCAGAGAGGCAACGTCACGAACAACGTCCAGCTGAATGTTATCCCAAGTAGCGATAACCAGGTTGCTGAAGTCACCGTAAACGATATCCTTGTCCTTTACGTGAGTAGTAGACAGAACGGGAGTACCATCGATCTCACCATTCTCCATTACCAACTCAGTAGTCTTAGCACTCTTAGCCATACCACGGAGGTCAGCCTTTGCACTAGGAGCAACGATATACTTGCACTCACCATATACGTTAGCAGACTCTACGCTAGCCTCAAGAGCGGTAATACCAGCAAAAGCAGTGATAACGGTCTTGGTCTTACCATTGAACATACCACCAGGCTGTGTAGTAGAACCAGCAGCAGAACCCAGAATGGTCTCCTCAATCTTAGCGTTGATAGCATTGATGATATCGTTACGGATAGCCTGCTCAATACCAATAGAATCCTGAGCCAGGAGCTCCAATGATACAGGATACTTAGCGGTGATACGCTTTGGAGTCAGGGTCTTGCTTGTGAACTCACCAGAACCATCAACAGCAGCGCCCTTCTCAGCAGCCCATGCTACTGATACAGCACCCATCAAAGGAATCTGAATGTTGTTCTTGATACCAGGGATATACTGTGCACCAGCCTCTACCAGCACGTTCT